TGAGTTGAATGACGAGCAGGCTTCGTTGCTGCTTGATGTGGTTGGCAAGTTGCGCAAGAAGCCCGAGCAGGTTCCTGCTTCGATTCTTGCGAAGCAACTTGAACTGCAAGCCAAGCTCGTCTAGACTCAGTCAAGAGTCTTCGCTGCGGAGCCGCAGGAAGGTGCCGGTTCAGGAGCCTGTCCGGGAGAAAAAATCCCTGCGACCCCAACAACGTTCCGTGGAGGAACCAACATGAAGCAATACATCGACCAGCAGGTCGAGGCGCGTCAGCGTGCTTGGGAAGCGGCAAAGTCCCTTCTCGACAAGGCTGCAGCAGAAAAGCGCGACCTCACCTCAGAAGAAGAGCAGAGCTACCAGCGCATGAACGCTGAGCTCAACGAGCGTGCTGCTCGCATCGAAGCCCTCAAGGCTGATGCCGAGCGCGAGGCGAAGATTGAAGCGGCAACCCGCGACATCGCCGCCCAGGTTCGCCCGGCTGCTCAAGCAGTATCCAACGACACAGACGTCATCCGTTCGATGGCTCGTGGCGAGACCCGTTCGTTCACCTTCGAGACCCGCGATGTCGTCAAGACGTCGAGCGGTGCTCCGGTGCCGACGTCGTTCTTCGACCGCGTCATTGAGCAGGCTCGTCTCGTCGGCCCGATGCTCGACACCTCGACCGTGCTTCGCACGGCTGGTGGCGAGAACCTCCAGATCCCATCGCAGGCTGGCTGGTCGACCGGTACGGTCACTGGCGAAGGCACCGCGATCGGCGAGTCTGACCCGACGTTCAACAGCTTCATCACCTTGGGCGCGTACAAGTACTCGTTCCTGGTGCAGCTGTCGCGTGAACTCATCGAAGACAGCGGAGTCGACATTCTCGGCTTCCTCGCCACCCAGACCGGTAACGCCATCGGCTTTGCGGTCAACGCTGGCCTCACGACTGGCTCAGGCACGGGCGCACCGAACGGTGTCGTCACTGCCGCTGGTTCGGGCATCGTTGGTGGAACGGGTGTCGCTGGTGCGTTCACCGCGGACAACCTCATCGACTTGGCTTACAACCTGAACGGCGCTGCGCGTCGTCTCCCAGGTGTCGGCTGGATGATGAACACCGCTTCGCTCGGTGCAGTCCGCAAGTTGAAGGACTCAGCTGGTTTCTACATCTTCAGCCCAGCGCTGGCAGATGGCAACGACCAGTTGTTGAACTTCCCGGTGTACGAGAACCCGGCAATGGCAGCGCAGGCAACTGCCGCCAAGTCGGTCCTCTTCGGCCACCTCCCCAGCTACTACGTCCGCATGGCGGGCGGGTTGCGTCTGGATCGCAGCGACGACTACGCATTCAATGCGGACCTCGTCACCTTCCGCGCCACGATGCGCGTGGATGGCAACCTGCCACAGACCAGCCACATCAAGTACTTCATCGGCGCAGCCTCCTAAGGCAAACCCGAAGAAGTCCCTTGATGGGACACGAATAGTCGAGCGGTCCGGCACCCACACGCAGGGTGGTGCCGGGCCGCTTTGACATTTATCGGCTAAGGTTGAATCAAACCTGCGAAGGAGGACTGCGTGAATGCGAGTAGTAATCAAGGGCGTGCCAGTGGACCTGCCGGACTTGGAGGCGACCCTGCTCTTGCAGCGGGGCGTGGCTCACTTGTGGGAGGAGTCAGTCGTCGAACCCCGGACGCGGTCAGGGCGCTCTGGTACTCCAACGCCCCGTGGGCGGGAACGGGCTACGGCCAACAAACCCAGCAAGCGGTCCAAAGGCTCATCAAAGAAGGGCACGAAATCGCAATCCACGCGATCTACGGCCTCGAAGCGTCCACGTCGACGTGGAACGGAATCAAAATCTATCCGCGAGGAATGAACCCGTACAGCGATGACATCGTCGTCGCACACTGGATGGAATGGACGCAATCAACTTCGCTGCCGAAGTTGTTGATGACGTTGTTTGATGTGTGGGTGTTGAAGGCTCCGAATCTTGACAAGGTGCCGAACATTGCGTCGTGGGTTCCGATAGATCATCAGCCGTGTCCGCCTGATGTGGCGGCGTGGTGTCAGCGTCCGAATGTGATGCCGATTGCGATGAGTAAATTCGGTCAAATCGAACTCGAGAAGTTGGGTATTCGTAGTGTGTATGTTCCGCACGGAATCGAGTCGGTCTACAAGCCGACACAGTTCGTGAAGGACAGTGCAGGCAAGCAGATTTCTGGTCGGCAAATCATGGGCTTTGAGGATGACAGGTTCGTGGTGATGATGACGGCTGCGAACAAGGGTGTGCATCCTCCGCGTAAGGCGTTCGCTGAGAACTTCATGGCGTTCGGCATGTTCGCTCAACGTCACCCGGATGCGGTGCTTTACATGCACAGCGATGCTTCCGCATCGATGGGCGGGCTTGACCTGAATCTGTTGGCTCAGATGTGTGGGATTGCGCCAGATCGCATCAAATGGGCTGACCCGTACCTTTACCGCATGGGGCTACCTTTGCACGTAATGGCGGCCCTCTACAGCGCCGCTGACGTGCTTCTGGCGGCATCAATGGGTGAAGGGTTCGGCATTCCTGTCGTGGAAGCTCAGGCGTGCGGTACGCCTGTCATCGTTTCTAACTTCACGGCTCAGCCGGAGCTGGTCGGGGATGGTTGGTTGGTTGATGGGCAACCGTTCTGGGACGCTGCTCAGAAGTCGTGGTTCTTGACTCCTTCGGTGGCGAGCATCTTGAATGCGCTCGAGGAGTCGTATCGTCGTGAGCGTGGCACATCGCAGAAGGCGATTGAGTTCGCCAAGCAGTACGACGCCGACGTCGTGTATGACACGCATTGGAAGCCAGCGATGAAGGAGATTGCTGCATGGTGCCGATCGTCCCAGTCGTAATCGTCCCGGTCATCACCGAGCATTGGCGGGTCGATGCGATGCTGCTGTCGTTTGAGGGCAAGATAGGCAAACTCATCTGCGTCGACAACGGCAACTCGGAGTGGAACGTGCGGACGCATAAGGCGTCTGAAATCTTCGTGTGGCGGATGCCGACCAATCTCGGTGTCGCAGCGTCGTGGAATCTGGGTATCAAGGCGACACCGTTCTCGCCCGGTTGGATGCTCATCAATCACGACATCCAGTTCGGTGAGGGTGGCACGCAGACGTTCTACGCAAAGTGTCGTCCTGACAACATCGTGCTAGGTGGAAAACCGAACTGGTCGTGCGTGTGGATTGGTGCCGATGTGGTTGCCAAGGTCGGCTTGTTTCACGAGGGCTTTCATCCCGCCTACTTCGAGGACAACGATTATGAGACCCGTGCCAGGCGTGCAGGCGTGGAAATCGTGCAGTCGACGGCGGCAATCAATCACCGCAACTCGAGCACTTTGGCATCGAGTGAGAAGTTTCAGCAACGAAACTCTCTCACGTTTCAGGCGAATCTGCAACGCTTCAATGAGCGTGTCGAGCGGCCGTGGGAAGAGTTGGTGGATTGGGAGTTGCAGAGAAGGTTGGATCAGTCGTGGGATTGAAGCCTGTCGCTGAGCGGTTGACGCTCATCACGTCGTCGTTGCCTGATCGGTCGCATCTGTTGGCTGAGATGCAGGCGTCGGTTGCGGCGCAGACAGTTCTACCTGCGGCGCATCTGATCGTTGTTGATGATGGTCCTGTGGTCAGCAAGTTGAAACGGTTGGAGGCGATGGTTGACACGGAATACTGGTGCCAGGTCGATGACGACGATTTGCTGTATCCGAACCATGTTGAGGTGTTGTCGAGCAATCTTGATGCGGATGTGGTGTGGACGTGGTGTGATGTGACCGGGCGGGCATGGAACCCGAATCAAGGGTATGAGCCAGGCGTCTTGCAGTCACGGAACTACATTCCTGCGAACTATGCGGGTCGGGCCGCGAAGCTGCGTGAGGTTGGCGGCAACATTGAAACGCATGGCGGCGACTTCCATGATTGGAATCTGCTGCGTCGCCTGGAGGCGAATGGTGCGACGTTCAAGAATGTTCCTATCGTGACGTGGCAGTATCGTTTCGGGGTGTCGAGGAACAGTTCTCAATGACGACCATCTCTGTTGTGTCGGCGATTTGGGGTGACCGGTATCGGCAGTTCTTGCCGCGTTGGTGGGATTCGGTGCAGGCTTTGGAACGGCAACCCGAGCAGGTCGTCATCATCACCGACAGGCGGTGCTTTGAGTTGGCACATTCGACCAAGCCGTTCGGCTACAAAGTACCGACCAAGATTCTTGGTCTGCATGATGAGTTGACTTTCAACGAGTATTACGACAGGGCATACCAAGAATGCGAAATGGAATGGCTTGCCATCTGCTGCATCGATGACGTGTTCGTTCCGGAGGCGTTGAACGACATTGACAAGGCTGATGAGGCTGGGTGCGAGATGGTGGCGGATGGTGTGAAGTTCACGAACCAGTCACGCATCTGGAAGGGCTATTGGAATCCTTCGGAGATTTATCGCAACATGACGATGCCGGGTGCCGCCCCGATGAAGAAGTCGATGTATGAGCGGGTTGGTTGGCCCAAAGACATTTACTGGTCGGATTGGGCGTTTTACATGAAGTGCGCGAAGGCGGGTGTCAAGGTGTATCAGTCGGATTTGATTCGCATCATCTTTGACGAAGGGTACAACCATAAGACGCAGTCGGGTCAGCAGTTGGACCCAGATACGCGGGCGTTCGCCAATCAACAGATCGGGGAGTTCGCAGCCAAGCTCCAGTCCGAGAACTAGGATTGAGCAGACATGGCGACAAACGGCTACGCATCACTGGCAGAAGTCAAGGCAGCTCTACGGATCGGGACAGCCGACACCGTCGACGATGTGCTGATTGATAACTGCATCGGTGCCGCATCACGTCTCATTGACGGCTACTGCAACCGCCAGTTCTGGGCGTACTCCTCGGCAACCGTCCGCGTCTACCAGGCGAACACCGAGTACGTCTGCGACATCGACGACGTTTATTCGACGAGCGGCTTCGTCCTCAAGACCTCGACGTTTGCTGACGGCAACTTCGATGTCACCTGGGCGAGCACCGACGTGCAGCTTGAACCGTTGAACGGTGTGCTGGATGGACTCACTTGGTCGTACAACAAACTTCGTGCCATCGGTGACTACCTGTTCCCGACCGTGAACGCAAACTACGGTGAGCAGGCTCTCGTGCAGGTCACTGCGTTGTTCGGTTGGGCGACTGTGCCGGAGCCCATCAAGCAGGCGTGCATCATCCAGTCGTCACGCATCTTCAAGCGTTACGATTCGCCGCTCGGTGTCGCCGGGTTCGGTGACCTTGGCGCAATCCGCGTCTCTCGATTCCTCGACCCTGACATGGCTCAGTTGGTTGAGCCGTATCGACGTATGCGGATGTTCGCCTAATGCCAGCCACAATCAGCCAAGTCAAAGACGGCCTCAAGACCGCCATCAATACGGTCTCGGGTTTGCGTGCGTTCGACTATCAGCCCGATCAGGTAAACCCGCCATTCGCATGGCCGACACTCGACACCATCACCTACCACCAGACCGGCATGGCGGCTGGTGGCGTGGTCATGAACTTCACCATCACGCTCGTCGTCAACCGTGCAGCAGAACGAGTCGCGCAAGACCAGTTGGATCAATACATGACGTGGGATGGAGCCAAGTCGCTGCGTGCCGCCATCGAAGCCGACCGAACCTTGGGCGGTGTCTGCGACGACCTCATCGTCACCAACGCCGAGAACTTGACGAACATCGATGCGAACGACACGCTGTATCTGGCGGTCGATTTCAAGGTCACGGTGTACGCTTAGAACATGGCGAAATACCTCGTTTCTGGACCGTTCCCGGTGACTGGCGTTCAGCCGGGCGGGCATGTGGACGGAAGTGGAATCGACAATGTAGAGTTGTTGCTGCAAGCCGGTGTCCTCACACTGGTGCAAGAAGTCAAGAAACCCTCAAAGGCCGATAAGGCAGGAGACAAATAGTCATGGCAAAGCTGGTCCTCAAAGACGCGAACATCGTGTTCAACGGCACCGACATCTCGGCGAACGTAGCGAGTGTTTCGCTGTCAACGACCGCTGCTGAAGTCGCAACAACCGCCTTCGGTTCGAGCGCAGTCACCCGCGTCTCCGGTCTCATCGACAACTCGGTGACGTTCAGCATCCACAACGACTACAACGCGATCGACGGAATCTT